TTTGGTACGCCAGTTGTCATTCCAAATTCTTGATCAATATCGACTTGCTCTTGACCAGCTAATATACTGGCATTAATTTTATTTTTTTGACCAATTGCCTCGCTTAATTCATCGGCTAATTCTGCTTGATTCATTTGTAAAGCAACATTGTATGTGGCATACATTTCCAAATAATCATCTATTTCATTAACTGTATCTGTATCTCCTAATGCCTCCGCAACAGCTTTATACATTGCCAAGTCTTGTTGCCCATCAACTGGCATAATGCCATTTTTTAAATCTGATTTTATGTCATTAAAATTTTTTTTGTTATCATTAATAGCTGCATTTTTATTAGACTCTATTTTGTTATTAATTGTAGCTAATGCTTTTTCTGCTGAAATATCTAAATCTGCTCGTTGTTCTAAACTTAAATTTTTAAATGGATAATTATCTGCATCACCTTTTGCTAAATCTATATAAGCCTGGGGATCACCAGCAATCATTAATTTTGCTTTAATATATTCTACTTTTCCTAGTGTATAATAATTAGCAACATCAGGAGTTGCATTAATAATAGCTTGTTCAAATGCCTCTTCGTGAATACCTTTAACACCATTTAAACCAAGCAATCTATTTTCTGCTTGTATTTTTTCATTCGGATTACCAAATTCCATTGTGTATAATAAATCTGCCTCTTCTTTTTTATATGCAGCTGTACGTTGTTGTAGTCCTGTTTTAAAAGAACTATTCATTACATCGATTGCATACGCATCGGTTTTGTTATCAAATTTTTCTATGAAATTTTGTTTAACAACATCATCATCAATAGTTGCTAATACTCTTGTTTTGACAGCTAATGATGCATTTGCAAATCCCTCTTCGGCATTTAAATAATCAGCAGTAGTTTGAAATTCTTTTTTAATTCCATTCAAGCCCATCATATTGCCATTGCCATTAAGAGCTAAATCCATTGCTGTTGTTAATTTATTAGATCTATCAAGTTTTGTTTTAATGGCATAAAAATCATTAGCTTGATTATCTAATGTTTTTATTAACTGTAATTCTTGATCACTTTCCATTTGAGCTTTTCGAGCTTTATTTGTTTCTTGTTGCTGCAATAAATTTAATCCTACATTACTTGTTGTTTGCCCTACTCTTGCAAGAGCATCAAAACCTCTTGAAAAATCAGTTGGATTATAACGAATACCACTTAATGTATTTGGCTTGGGAGTGACTCCAGTTTGTGCTTTATATTTTTTTATTTTAACCATTAGTTATATATCCCCATTTCTATTAATAATTTTCGGTGTTGATTATTCATTTCTAATAATTGTGCTGTAAATGCACTTTGAGAGGCTAACATTGATTCATTAAATAATGATTGTGTTTTGACTTGTTTATATCCACCATACGCACTTATAGATGCAGCAGCTGCGTTAGCAATACCAACTATCTTTGCTGTTTTTGCATTCATTTTATTTATAGCTGCGGATGTTCGTAATTGATTTGCATTAACAATTTCTGAGTTAGCTCCTATTCTTGCGTTGTATCGAATATTTGCTTTTTCAACTTCTGCTTGTGAACGATTATTATGCATAACTTCAATAACAGTAGGGCTATCTAAAGATACACCAGATTTTGCATAATTAACTATCGTATCACTTTCAAAACCATCGTATTGTTCTTCAAAAGCGATAATTTGTTGTGAGGCTAATTCAATTATTGCCTCGGCATTTTGATCAGCTAAATCAGCGTTTTGTCGATCAACAGCTGCTTGGGCATTATAAGCATTTGCTTGTGCCATTCCGCTGTATAAACTTGCTCCAGCAGAAACTGCTGATCCAGCAACCATCATTGTGCCTGGATCATAATTTATATTATTACTAAAAGAAAAGCTGTCTTGTGGTGCAGCTGGGTGATTAATCATTTACATATCCTCGCATATCTTAAATAGTCTTGTTCATTTTGGTATTTTGGCATTTCGCCCTCTAATGTCATTCCAAGCCAAGCAGCAAATTTTTTGCCTGTTTCAAAATCTTTTTTTACAGCTGTCTGCAAACGAACAACATTAAAATCTTTTATTAATTTATCTAATCCTTTTTTAATTACCCTGGCAGTTGTTATTGGATGTTTAAAAGATAATTGACTTGCCATTACCCATCCCTCGTAAACACCCTCCCACATCGGAACGATACCACCACTACAAATAATATTTTGTTCATCATTAATAGCAGTAAAACTCATATTCTCTACTTCCAAGCCATCAAGCAATGGGCGTAAACTTTCATCAACTTGCGTGTATGAACTATTCATTATTCCTTTAACCATTGCGTGAGCATGGTCTTTTTTAAATGCAATTAAACTAGCCATCGTAAGTTGAGAATTGCGGATATAATGCTATTACATTCATCGGCAATGGTTGGTTTTGTTGAATGACGATGAAACCATCTGTATCATAATCAGCATCAAATTCGATTTCTTTATCCCCTGTAAATAATGGAACAGCTGTGTCCATTGCAGCTGCACTAGATCTAAAAGGAACTCTATCTAAATTAGATGTGTCTTTTCCTACTAATAATCCAACAGTTTCAAATAAACGAACTGTTAAATTATGAATACGTTTTGTTTTACCTTGGGCTGTACCATCCTGGCTACCAGCCTCCAATCGCATTGTTTGTAGTGTAGAATTATATCCTAATCCTACTTGTACTTTTGTTGAAGATCTATCTAAAGTTATAGATCCTGTACTACTAACTGTTTTGTTTGGATGTGTAGATCCATCGGCAAGTATAGTCACCGATTGACCAATTAAATGATGCAATCCAGTTATAGTTGTTGTTGCACCACCATTATACGTTAAACCACTATCAACAAAAAATGCAGTTGTTAAATCTGAGCCATAATCTACTGGTTGTAAATATTCAACATATCTCCTGGTTGCTCCATTAATTGTCCTTTTAACAACAACGTAAGTCACATCCTCGTTTAAATCTCCAGGTATCGTTGCAACACTTTCTACAATAGCATTCCCAGATCCAAAAGCTCCACCAAATATATGTCTATGCCATCCAACAACTTGCTCATTTCTTGCATACGTTAAACCAATTAATACTCCATCTGTTCTTACACACCACAAAATACTTTGCGGCTCTTGATGATAAGACATTTCAGTTATACCGCTATCAGTAATATGTTCTGCTAAAATAGTTGTATCTGGTGCAATAAATCCATCAGTATCATAATTATAAACAAGCTCTCTTACTTTTCGTTTTGCTCGTTGCACAAACATTGTAGCATTACCAATTGATACTGCATCAATGTTAGATGATCCATAACTTGATTGTTTTTTAATTTGTATATTTGTTGGCGTAATAGGCTCGGCAGAAGATGATGCTGTGACAGAAAACTCACCACCAGCTGTGCCACAAATTAGTGATCTGGTCACAGTTAAATATTTAATAGCATTACCTTTATTCGATGCAATGGAATATGTCATTGCATCAGCTGATTCAGATCCTACTGTAAAATCTTCCAGGGAGTCTGTTTTAGAAAACCATAATGTTTGCGGATTATTATTACTTCCAGCAAATATTAATCGCTGTTCAAAAAAGACAACACAGCTTGGATATGTGCCTGTACTTTTATTTAATACTGGGCTTGTTAATTTTGTGACCGCATCGCTACCACCAGCTGAAAATGTACCATAACTGCTAGTGTTTAAATTATTACCATCAGTATCATTTATTTCAAATTTTAAATCTGGAGTTGTGACAGTACCAGCTGATGCATACGCAGTATAATTTGTTGTATTCCAATTTGCACCAACTGCATCCGATAATTCAAAAGTAGTTGATGATCCTACATTCTTAACTGTAAAAGTTGTATCATTAACCTGTGTCATTCCTTTAACACCAGTAATGGTGACTTTTTCACCAACAGCCAAACCATGTGCAGCTGATGTAGTGACAACTCCTGGGTTAGCCTGGGTAATGCCAGTTATAGAAAATTCATTTAATACATTACCTACTTTGTAAACATTTCCATTTAATTCTGTCATTCCTCCAATGTTAGAAAAAGTAATAAAGTTTCCTTTTATTAAACCATGATTAGTTGATGTAGTGACCACACCAGGATTTGCTTTTGTAATAGCACTAACAGTAATATCTGTACCTGTGGTGAGAGATACTTCTGTTAATGTCCAGGATGTATGGGCTGTTCTTGATAATTTACGAATAGAATAACTTGGATGCACTAAGTACATAATATCTGAACTTTGAGCAAATTTTATATCGGGAATATCTGCGGTAGCATAAGGAGATGCAATTTCATAAATTTTTTGTGCTGTACCACCAGATGTGTATGTTGTGTAAGCAGATGAATTAATGGCTGTACCATCATAATTTTGTAGAGAAAAAGTATTGGTTGTTGAGTTAGCAACAGTAAAAGTAATACCATTAACTTCTGTCATACCACCAACGCCAGAAATAATTACATGATCACCATTAGTAAAACCATGACCAGTAGAGGTGACAACAGCTGGGTTAGCTTTTGTAATACCAGTTATGTTATCAGCTGTTTCTGTAATAATACCACCATCTCTATAAAAGCGGATTTTTTGATTACTTAATTCTAAAATGTAAGTATCAGTTGTTGAAAATTCAAAAGGTATAATTCTTGTTTTATTATCGCTATCTCTTACTTCGTGAACAAACATTGAGCCTGGTCGTCTTGATGCTCCACCATGAGGATAGATTGTAAAATTTTCTAATGTTTTTGCCCCATTAAAATATTTACCTAAGTCTGTTCTACCATCTAATTGTGGAGATAATTCACCCGCTGTAAAATTTGATATTGCAAAAGATGCTCTTGCCATAAATTAAAACCTTGCTGTTATAAATTCGTTAGCCTCTAGTTTATCAGCTGTACCCTCGGTAGCATCCATAAACCTAGCCTCTCGTATTTTGTTTTGATACATTTGTTGCATTAATTGTGTCACCGAATTTGATTGTGTAATTGCGTAAGCTAATTCTGATGCTAGTCTTGCAGCAATAGCCTCTTGTAATAATGAGTCGTATTCATTAACATCGGTAATTCTTGCCAGGTAAACAATTTTTATTTCTGATTCATCAGTTAATAATTTTCTACCCTCAATTTTAAAAATATCACTATCTACTTCATTTGAGTATTGTGTTCTAATTACTCTTATACAATCACTTGGAAGAGTATATTGATAAGAAAATTCAAATGCGGGTGTGTCTGTATCAGCTGCTAATTCAACTCTTTTAATTAAACAATTCCAATTGTGTGATCTAAATACTGCATCTCTTGCTGATACATATCGCTGGTTTAATAACCTTGCGTTTTTACTATCTTCTGTAAGAGATATAATATTGGATGCTCCCAACATATTTAATGCTGAGTTGCACATTTCTACTGTTGATGCCATTTTATTTTAAACCTGTTATTTATTGATTGAAAAAAGGGGGCTTAAAAAAGCCCCCAGTTGTTTATACTGTGTAGTAAATCCAGAAATAAATCGTTCCAGAAATAGTTGCTCCACCAGTAGTAATTTTAATATCAAGAGCAGAATCGCCATTCTTATAGCCAAGTCCAGCAACAGCAGTATTTGCTGCAGTTGATCCCGCTAACATAGATTGACATTGCCCAGCAGCATTCCATGTGCCGACAGCAGCTAAGTATCTGTCATCGTCACCTGAATCTCCAACTTTTAAAGTTGAAGAGCCACCAAGAGCATCAGCTTTCACAATTACATCGTGAATAGTTGCTCCCGCTGGGATTCTTGCAATAGTTATATCTGATCCACTCGCAAGTGATGATGCCTCATAAGTATCATGCCACACCATAAGTGGGCTTGATGAATTATTTGAATCAATCATCACGCTAGGAGATGCATCTAGATTAGTTATGTTTACACTTTTCACACTAGCCATAATTTACCTCCTATTCCTCACAAGCGATTTCAACAACTTTTTCCTCTTCCATACGAGTTGCCCCTAAGTCCATACAATAATAGACTTGTGTGGAATAAGATTTGTCATCTCTTTCGCTTATTTTTGCGGTTATATCTTTTCCTATACCTAACTTGATACCATCAGATGCAAAAGCAATAACCTGTCGGTTAGGAGTTGCATCCTGTGTAAGTCTGTTAGATGTTAAGAAAGTAAATCCTAAGAATGAATTAATATCTCCTTGTGCAAGAGCTTTAACAGTATTGAAATCAGATGATTTCACTTCTGTTGTATTTAATAGATCTTCCACTTGTTCTGGAGAAACAACGCAGTATCTTTTAATAGATGGATCTACATCGTTTTCATCTAGGATTTTTTTAGCTTCTAATAATTTAGCAACTGTCAATCCAGCACTACCATGAGCAATTTTTTGGCTGCTCGGTAAAGCTGTTGAAGTACCACCAGAAACACCTGTATCTGCTGATCCTAAAGCTGCTGCAATTATTACATCATCCATACTTCTTCCCATAGCCGCAGCTGCTGCTTTAGCATAAGAAGATGTTGGATCGATTAACATACGAATTTTATCCGCATCGTCAATCAAGTCTGCCCATTCATAAGTCGCAGTATTTAATCTACGTCTTGAATGAGGCGTATCAATTTGTGGAGTTGCTCCATGTCTTGATGTTCTTAGTTGAGCTGTCACTTTGCCGATTTGTTCAAAGAAAGCATTTTTTCCTTTAATTGACTCGACATCAACAGCTCCCCTTAATACTGATCCCATTTGCTGGGAAAGCATTTGAACATTAGCGGAATACTGCTCCACAAAAGAAGTTGTCACATTTACTGACATAACAATTTCCTTTCATAGTTATGGTTAAATCGGTCTGCTTATCCATCATGGGGCTTTCCTGGATTTTAAATCTTTTGGATTTCTAGTCTTTCCCAGCTGTCTTGATCGCCTTTCGGTTATGATCTATCCACCCATTGCTGGTTGGAAACTTATATCTGGAGCTTGTTGAGGTTTTTTTTCTCTAAGCTCCAATACTTGCTGTACTGCCTTGTCGTGATCTGGATGCATTTTATTCCAGTAAGGCGTATTTGGTTGTGTTAATTCGGCAATCTGTTTATCAATTTCAACTGGTGATATTAAACTTCCATCACCATCAGCACGAATAACATCCTCACCCATTTTATCAGCAATACCCATAAACATTTTTATTATAGCGGGATGATCTTTAAATGTAGATCCATCCGCTAAAGGGATGTTTAGTATTTCTTCACTTGCAAAAGTTTGTGCTGCTTGTCTTGCTCTCATAATACTAGGATCAAATTGTTGCCCTAATTCTTTTCGCAGCTCTAACTCTTGCTGGTGTCTTTGTTGTTCTAAATCTCTTGTTGCTGCCTCAGTTGCACCTTTATTCATTTCGACATAATAATCGAGAATGCCCTGGGCTTGTTTAGTTGATAATCCTAATTTATGTACTTCACTTTTATATTTATCTAAAGCCTCGGGATTATCAGTTTCATAATTTATTTCATAATGTTTTGCCTCATCTGGTCGCCCAGCTGCTGAATAAAAGTTATTCCAATCTTCATCGGTAAAATTATTATTTGGTTTAATTATTTTATCCGCCCCTATCATGCTTTCTGCATTGACATAACTTTTTGCCAACGATTCAATTGAGCTAAATTTTTTTAATGACTCATTGCTTTGGAGATCTTCTGGTAGTGAGGACATCCAGGTTGTTTCTTGTGGTGTTTCTTGGATTGCTCCAGGCTGCTCCTTTTGTTCTTCGGGTGCAGTTGTCTGATTTTCTTCCATTACTTATCCTTTTTGGTTATCATGTTAATTATATGAAGAACAACACTACGCTGCCCCTCTCTTACAAAAGTTTCGTTTGCATTGTCTGGAACAAATGTACTTGTCGTAAAAAAACATCGCCTTTGTAAATCCGATAAAATTCTCTTTCCCTCATCTGTACTAAAAATATGTTGATAGTCTTTTTTTAATTGTTCAATTATTTTTTCTCTATCAACCACCTGTCACCGCCTTTAATGCTGGAGTAGCAGATCCCGCTGCCTCCGCCATTTGTTGTGCCTGGTCTAATTCCATTTGAGCTTGTTGAGCTTGTTGTCTTTCTTGTCTTAATTGTTCTACCTCACCCTCAGATCGTAATACTTTAGCGGGTACACCTAATACATCCGCAACATGACTTGCCATCGCATCAGTATCTAATAGATCCATAACTGGAGCTAATTGATTTAATGGTGTTAAGATTTCCATTGCTTGTATTATTGCCTGGACATCTTGACCTCGTTGAGCTTTTGCTAATGGAGATACATATTCAATATCAATCTCTAATCCTTGTAGATCTTCTGGAGCTGGTGGTAATGCACCTTGACGCATTAATATTGCAAAAGACCTGGAGATAAGTGGTCTTAACATCTCCGCTTGTAATCTTCCAAGAACAGGAGCAAGTAATCGCATCTTCTCCTCATTTCTTTTCATTACCTCAGTTGCGGTCATTTGCACATTTTGCTCCATTAATATTTGATCAACAAAGTATGCTTGTCTAATTGCTTGTCGTCTTTGTTCTTCCATATTTAAACCAACAGGAGTATTGGCTTGGATTTGTAATGGTTCAATTCTATCTCTTGATCCAGATCTGTAAAAATTTAATCCCCCTGGAGTAGTCTTAATCGGTAAGATAAAACTATCATCGGGAACTAATAAAGGTGGATCAATTTGTTTTTGTGCAGCTCTAATAGTTGTTTCTGACATTTTATTAATCATTTTAATATCAGCAAGAGCAATCATAGATGGAGATCTTCCATAGACCTCAAAGCTCGATTTTGACCATCTAGGAATCAAATAAGGAAATTCCTCAAAACCACCCAGGGAAATCATTTTCATATCTTCTGGATCAAAATATGCAGACATAAAAGGCATACTTTTGTTATCTACTTTGTATGGGTTAGCATCATCATTAGGCATTACTGCATGAATGATAGTTAGATCCATATAAGGATCTTTACTTGCAACTTTTTTTATACGTTCAGATACATTCTCCTCACCAAACATTTCCACAATGTTTCGTGCAGCCATCTTACAGCTGCGGAATACTGTATCAATTCTACCTTTAGAATTTTCCTGGATATAAATTTCTTTTATGTGTCTTGTTGTAAATCGAAGTAAATCATTAGGATCATTTTCAATATACATACACGCAGTACCAAAAGCACATAAATCTAAATACAGCTCATGTACTTCTTGTTGAAAGTTAGATCTATCAAAAGCAATATACATTGCCTGGTTAGCAGCCTCTAACCATTCATTGTTTTCATCAGTTGCTAGTAAAGGATCTTTATAACGTAGAGAAAACCAAGGGGTTGCCGCATTGGTAAGCATACCATGTAGGGAGGAAGATAGTAAGTTTAGGGCATGAAGAGCAGTACCATCATAGATTTGTTCTGTTCTCTTATCTCCCCTTGTTCTCTCTTTTATTATGTCTGCTCTTTTTGGCAGCACATAATCAGCGATCTCTTGCCAATGGTTTTCCCAATTGGATCTTAGATCAACTAACTTTTTATACCTACTGTGTAATTCTATAACTGGCATTTATTGTCCTAACGTAGTTTTTTTATCACCACCACCCAGGGTTGCTTTTACAACTCCTAAAGTATCAGTAATAATATTTGATGGTTTGTCTGGTTTAATTCCTTTTTGTTTTGCTTTAAATTTTTTCATATATTCTGCATGAGCTGTTTCTGGAGTAGCAGCATCCTTTAATGCTTTAGTAGCATCCAACTTCATTGCTGTTGCTCCTATACCTGGCATTGCTAAAGATAACGCCCCTACCATTAAACCTTTCATTTTATTTTGTGATTGCAACATTTGAGAAGATATTGGTACAGATGTTAATGCACCTGTTGAATCTCCTGTACCCATAGCAGTTGGCGTAGATGGAGTTTGCACCCCAGCATTAGGATTGCCTCCTCCATATAAAACTTGTGATCCAGCGGTACTGACATTATATGATGTATGCAAGTTAGTTGCACCACTAGCTAATTTTTTTTTATATTCTGATTTAGAAATTTTTACAAATTCCCCTCCTTGCTGTTCAAAGTAATTACCTACACTTGCCAAACCTTGATTTATTAATTCTTCATTAGCTGCTGTTGATACTGCACTTCCATACATTTGATTACCTTGATCAATTTGGTTTTGCATTTCTTGATTTGCAGCAGACGTGACAGCTGCCACTTGCTCTTTTCTTTCTTTATTTCTTTTTTCTTTACCGGCTGTTGTTTGCCCCATGTTAATCGCCTAACTTTTTCTTATAAACAATATTAGGATCATCCAATAAACCTTGTTGTGATGTTAATACTGTTGGTGTTTGATTAGCCTGGAATGCTTGTATCGATTTTGATGCCATAGATTTTTGATGATACGTTGGAGTTGCACTCGGTACTGGTGGGCGTGGTGGTGGTGGTGGCGGGGGTGGTGGTTTTGGTGGTTTTAAAAATCCCATGTTATGCTCCTAAAGGGTTATAGTTATTATCAGCTGCAAACTGCTTTGGTCTTGAATCATTCAAATCCATTTCTTGTGTAGCAACAGCTGCGGTCATAAAACTGTCGCAAAAATGAGAACTCCAATCGTGTACTGGCTTAGAATAGGTACGTTGTTTATCTAAATATTTTCGGTGATACCATTTAAGCGAGTCTAACAGCGGCTTGGAGTTATCACTATCAAACCAACACTTGCTCAAAAAAAGTTGTGCAGCGTGGATCTGATCCTCCTTGGGTAGCTTTGGACACACTTTAACTGGTCTAAGCCCCAAACTATATGCATACTCTTTTCTCGATTTACCTGTACTCATTTCTCTTGTTTCAATGTCGTGAGGAAAAATAAAATTCCTATAAAAATAATCTCGTTCCCTAATAACCTGGGCATAGTGATCTAAGCCCTCATTGTTGTTTTGATAACAATCAATAATGTTAAAACTTCTTCCAATTTGCTGAATAAAAATTATGCAGCATTTATCTGAAATACCTAAATCAAAATAGCAATCTACTGGATAGCCAGGATCATAAGGCACTCTTGTTATATGTTTCTTTTCTTCTATCTCCTGGACAAACTTTGCAAAGACAGCACCACTCCTATTAGCCATCCATGAACATTCCATTTCTTGCTCATACTGATCTGGTGTCATCAGCTTACGCATCTGAGCTAATTCTTTGTCATCAACTAATTTAGTTTCAGATACTTTCCAAGTGACAGTAAACCATTCGGGATCTACTTTTGCTTTTTCAAATAAATCATAAAAAGCATCCATCCCATTTGGTGTGCCAATAAAACAAACTCCCCCTTTTCTATCCGCAATAGCTGGTCGAATAATCTCGGGAAACATTCTTTCATCCATCTGAGCATATTCGTCACAGAACACA